GAAGGTGACATTGTTGATAAGCCAATTGAAGATGTTAGTTTGACGGATTTAGTCTTTGATGGTGATGACTGGGTTCATCATGAGGGTGTTGTGTATAGCGGAGACAAAGACGTCATTGAATGGGATGGGATTACAGCCACACCTGAACATATAGTCTTTATTACAAGTAAAGAAAAAATGAGCCTTGGTGAAGCAAAAGAAAGGAGGCTTCAATTATGGAAAGGCAATTTAAAATCTACAAAATAACATGTAGCAATGACTACTATTATATCGGTTACACCATTCAAAGTATAGATGAACGATTAAGACAGCACATAATAAGAGCTTTAAATGGTGAAGCAAAAGATCATCCGTTTTATGAAGATATAAGACATTTTGGGAAAGAGGCCTTTGAAATCTCAGTATTAGATAAAACATCAAATAGGCAACAGGCAATGTTACTAGAGCAAAAATATATTGCTTCAGAGAAAGGTCCAAATCTTTACAACTTGTCTCCCGGTGGAGTAGAAGATGCTAGCTGTGGAGGAAAAATATTTTGGCAGCGCTTAAATGAAAATCCTGAAGCAAGAGAAGCCTATCTTAAAAAACTCTCAGAAATAAAGAAAAGCAGAGACTGGACAGATTATGAGCAATTGGCTCAAAAGGCATTGGATTGGAGAAAAGTTAATCCAAAAGCGGCTTATAAGATGTCTTGCAGGGCAATTAGGATTGCCAATAGACAAAGAAATATAGTTTTGCAAAAAGACGATAGGCCCAAAAAAGAAAAATTGATGTGGAAGTACAAGAGAAACGTTATGACACGAAAAAATGCTACCAAACTATGGCGGTTGAGAACAGAAGAAGAAAAAGCGGAGGTCGGAAGAAAAATCTCCATAGCCCAGAAAAGAAGATGGGGAGATGAGGCAGTATTGCCTGATTTCAATCCCTGCGAATGGCCATATGCTAAAGCAACTGTACTAAGAAAAATAAGGCAAGGGATGACCCGTGAACAGATTATTAAAGATGCTGTAAAAAATGTAAATAGCAGAGGTTCCCATTGGAGAGAAGTACAAGCAAAACTTAATGTGATGGGGGTGAAAATTTGAAAACTTATGACATTATCAATGCCGGACCAAATAATCGTTTTATGGCCTCAGGAAGAATCGTTTCAAATTCAGGGCGTTTAGTTCAGTTCCAGAACCTCCCACAGAACCATCTTGTAGACCTGAAGCTTGCTAGAGATTTGGTGAAAGACGTTCGGTTTGATGATCTGCAGATGCTCTTTGGCAATACCCCTGGTGTCCTATCAGAACTGATAAGAACCGCCTTTATTCCTAAAGAAGGTCACCGATTAAAGAAGGTCACCGATTTATTGTGGCGGACTTTTCAGCCATAGAAGCGAGGGTGTTATCCTGGCTAGCTGGTGAGAAATGGAGACTTGAAGTGTTTCAGTCTCACGGAAAGATTTATGAGGCATCAGCGTCACAGATGTTTCATGTGCCTATTGAGGAAATCACAAAAGGCAGTCCCTTAAGGCAGAAAGGGAAGATTTCGGAACTTGCCTGCGGTTACGGCGGCGGTGTTGGAGCTTTAAAGTCCATGGGTGCTTTGGAAATGGGTGTGGAAGAACATGAACTTCAAGGCCTTATCGACAATTGGCGCAGAGCGAATTCCAACATTTCTGGTGGGATGTTGACAAGATGGCCATTAAAGCAGTGAAACAGAGAATCAGAACAAGAAAGTACGGCATTATCTTTACCTATAAAAGCGGGATGCTATTTGTTACTCTTCCATCCGGGAGAAATCTAGTCTATGTGAAGCCAAAGCTTAGACTGAATAAATTTGGGCGAGAAGGGCTGACCTATGAAGGCATTGGAACCACAAAAAAGTGGGAGCACATTGAAACCTATGGACCGAAGATAGTGGAAAATATTGTTCAAGCTGCATCAAGAGACCTACTTGCTGAAGCTATGCTGAGACTTGAAAGAAAAGGATTTTCTATCGTGGCTCATGTGCATGACGAGGTGGTCTGCGAAGTACCTAAGGGAGAATCCAGCGTAGAAGAAGTGTGCAGCATCATGAGTGAAAGTCCTAAATGGACAGAGGGGTTACCCCTTAATGCAGATGGTTATGAATGCGACTTTTATCAAAAAAATTGAGGTGGGAGTATGGAAATATCAGGCCATAAGATAAAAATTCAAAAAGATAATACGGTAAAAAAAGAACGGTACTACTGTGTTTTAGGAATATCCAGGACAAAAGTTATCTTTGGTGGCAGT